ATGGGACGACGAGATCAGTGACGACGACCGCCAGCTGCTTGAGACAGCCGCAAAGACGCTTGAGCACACGCTTGACCGCTGCTGCAAGCTGGCACAAGTCATCGAAAGGACGGAGGCCGGGCTGTGAACGACATCGCCCTGATCTTCATTGGCTCAATACTCCACGCCGCGACGTTCGCGGCTGGTATCTCGGTTGGTATTCGTCTGCGAAAGGAAACGCGACATGACTGCAACGAAGGAACGAAAGACCAAAAGTGGTGGCATACGCCTGTCAGCACCGGCGTTGAAAGAGGCACTGGCAGCGGTAGCGGCAGCCGTCCCCGGTAAGTCGCCCAGGCCGATCCTGCAGAACGTCCTGCTATCGGGCGGCGTGTTGAGCGGCTCGGACTTAGAGATCCGCATTGACGTGGAGGTCGAGGCCGACCCGTCTCTGACGGTGCTGCTGCCGCGTGACAGGCTGCAGGCGATCCTCGGATCCGTCATGGCGGACGAGATCACTCTGACGCCTGACGGCACCTCGTGCGTCATCTCGGCAGGCCGTGGCACGTGGACGCTTCCCACCGAGGATGCCGCCGAGTATCCGACGTGGGAGCCCGTGGCCGCGAGGCCGATCACCCGGATGCCAGCCGACCAGTTCGTGCGGGCCGTCCGTGGCGTGGTGTTTGCGACCGACAACGAGTCAAGCCGATACGCTCTCGGATCTGTGCTCGTGGAGGTGGCTGGCGACGTTGTCACGCTCGTGGCAACGGACGGGCGGCGTCTCGCGTCTGTCACGTGCGAGCACGACCAGGCGGTTGACGACTCGCAGACGCTGGTGCCAGCACGGGCGATGGAGATCATCGCCCGGCTCGCCGATAACGCTGGCGACGCTGGCGTGCAGCTGGAAGCCACCGGCAAGGAACTCGTGGCGACGATCGGAACGGCCCGCGTGACTGCTCTGCTTATCGAGGGACGTTTCCCCCGGTGGCGTGACGTTCTGCCGAAGCGAGAGGCCAAGGCCACGGTGGTGAGCCGGGCCGACCTGCTCTCGGCTACCCGGGCTGCTGCGATCTGCACGAGCGAGGAGAGCCGAGGCGTGGAGTACGGATTCGCTGACGGCATCTGGCTGCAAGGCAAGAGCGGCGAGAAGGGCGAGAGCAGCATCACCTGCGAGGTGGTGGAAGCCGGGAAGAAGTGCAGCGTGAAGCTGGACCCGGCTTTCGTGTCCGAGTGGCTTCGAGGCATCAACAGCGAGGAAGAATCCACCGTCAGCATCGACGCGGTTGATGACCAGTCTGCAGTTGTCCTTAGGTGTGGAAAGCAAGATGACGGATCTTACACATACACGGGCGTGATCATGCCATTGGCAAAGGACGGCTGATGGGCAAGCACGGTTCATGCGTCTACAGCGTAACCCAGCTGCAACAGCTTTGGGCGGCAGGAAAGACTCACATTGAGATCGCCTCCGCCCTTGGCTGTGCAAGTGCATACGTCGCGGAACTTGTGGCACGGCACAACCTCCCGAGGCGACGCCCGGCGTACCACGGCCCACAAGAGGACGATCCGACGCCTGAGCAGATAGCCGAGCGTGCAGCTGAGTGCCGGGCACGTCGGCCAGATCCTGCGACTCCGAGAGGTGATCGAGTTTCAATTGTCAGGTACACATGGACAGGCAAGGGCTTTCAAGGAATCGTGTGATGCCCGACTCGTATGCGAAAAGCGACGATCAGCATGGCGTTGCCGGTACGAATCGGGCAACGCTCACCGCAGAGGAGCGGGAGGCGATCAGCGAGGTGGTGGACTGCCTCACCGAAAGCGGAACCGCTCTCGCCAATCCGACGACGACGCGGAATACGCTGGCGACCCTGCTGGCCCGTCTCGCTTGACGCCTCGCCTACCGTGACTTCATCGGACGCAGGAGCGTCCATAGCTTTGAAGGAGCGAACGTATGCAAAGGATTGTGTTGGCGATTGCGTTTTTGATAGCCACCCCCCCCGGCATCATTTTCGGCCAGGACGTAATCATCCACGCCAGGCGGGTAAACATAACTTCGGCGCAGCAGGACGCCGAGACGATGGCGAGGACTGGCGTATTGCGTCACTGCGGCACAGCCGGCGGACGACGGGAAGGAATCGGCTTCTCAACGAGCTCTGCGCAACGGGCGATTGAGTCGTCGTGTTACTACTCGGACGCCATGCGTGGCCGCTTTCGAATTGTGGAAAAGGGTGTGGCACGTGGCCCGCGTGGATGGTTCGCAGTGATTCGCTACGAATGAGCAAAGACTGGATCACAGTTGAGTTTTTAGGCGGCCCACTGGACGGCGCTTTGCGGCCCGTCCAGCTGGGCGTCGCCATTTACTATCTTGCCAACGGCGCGGTGATCCACGCCTACGCAGCGGATGAGATCCACGAAGGCAACAGCGTCCGTCCAGTGATGCGGCACTTCGAGATCATCCACTGCTCAAGCTGGAACGCTTGACTGGGCTGCGATGCTGCGTGCATGAAGCCGATCACGTTCAGCGTTGCGGGCGATCCTGTGCCACAGCCACGAGTACGAGTCAGCACACGCGGCGGCTTTGCTAGGGCATACGTCCCGTCGAAGCATCCCGTGCATGCCTACAGGCTATCGATCGCAAAAGAGGCTATAGCCTGCGGGCTATCACCAACGACAGAGCCGCTTGAGGTGATCGTGGAGGCAGTGTTTGTGCGGCCCAAGTCGCACAAGAACAAGCGAGGAGTCAAGGCAGACGCACCATCACTGCCAAGGCCGGACGTGGACAACATCGGCAAGGCCGTGCTCGATGCACTCAAGGAACTCTTTGACGACACGATCGTGAGACGGCTGATTGTGGAGAAGTCGTGGGGCGAAGAGGCACGCACGACGGTGAGGGTGCAGTGAACATCCCAGAGAAGCTCGTCTCGCCGCTGCCAGAGTTTGCCGAGGCGTTTGTGGCCATGCACGACATCGGCCTCCGTCGCTGGGAGGCGTCGAGCGTGGCGTTCGTCGGTCTCGCACGCAACTGTGCACCGTGGCTGCAAGCCAATCTCGCGCGGCTTGAGGTGCTGGCCAGCAGCTGCAGGCAGTGGAAGCTGCACATCGTCACCAACGACAACGACGACGAGACGCCTGCCGTGCTTGAAGAGTTCTCGGCAAGGCACAGCCAGGCGACGTTTTCAGACAGCCGACTCGGGCGGCAGCAGTTCACGTCAGAGTTCGCTGGCAGGAGGACAGAGGCACTCGCCGAGTACCGCACGGCGTGCCAGTCGTGGGTGCTTGAGCACGCACTGACCTCCGACCTGGTCGTGGTCATCGACTTCGACTCATGGGGCGGATGGAGCCACGACGGCGTGCTCCACGGCGTCGGTGCCCTAGCATCAATGCCGAATGCCAGCGGCATGGCCAGCGTGTCTCTCGCTCAGTATCCGCAGCTAGGCATGGGCGAGGATCAGAAGCCTGTCGTCCGGCCCGGCTGGGTGCATTACGACGCATGGGCTCTCCGGCTGAACTCCTACCGAGACGACTACACGGCAGGCGAAGGCGGCTGGAAACATCAGTGGATACCGCCTGTTGGATCGCCGTGCGTGCCGGTCTGCTCGGCCTTCGGCGGTATGGCGATCTACAGGACGCAGGCGTACCTCGCTGGCACCTACTCTGGCGAGGACTGCGAGCACGTGCCGTTCCACCGGACAATGGCCGAGGAGACTGGCGGGACGATGTACCTCAATCCGTCGATGCGGACAGTCATGTCATGGATGGAGCCTGATAATGGCGGGAAACACAGCGACGATCTGCATGCAGACGTTCAGGGCTGATTGGTGCAAGCACTTGCCCATCGCCACGCTCTGCGAGCGGTACACGATCACCAAGGATCAGGTGGTCAGGCTGCGTACCGTCTGGACCCTGCCACTCAGAAACGACAGGCGACTGCGAGCCAAACCGCCGAGGTACTCGGACCCTACGCCGGACGAGATCGCCAAGCGTTGTGCAGCCGTGCAGAGAACTTGGGACGCAGACACTGAGGCACGGCGTCGCGTAGGCAAAACGCAGCATTTCTTTCTGCCGGTCGTCGAGGTTCCGCCGGGCCTGAGCATCTACGACGAGGGCGCTGACTGCTAGGACGCATCCCCTGCGTGGACAATCAGTGCTCACGGAGACCGTGCATGCCTGTATCCGACGCACCACTCGCCGCAGCCTCCGCCTTCAGCGACATAGGGCAGAAGGTCTCGGCGTTCATGGCCGTGGCGCGGGTCAAGGCAGCTGGCGGTCTCACGTGGCAGGAGTTCGGCTCGCTGATGGTGGCCTTGATGCGTATCGGAGTCAGCACGCTCGACAGCGTGGCAACGCTCACAGGGCCACAGAAGAAGCTGCTGGTGCTTGAGGCCGTCGCCGTTCTCTTTGACACGCTCGCCGGTTGCTGCGTGCCGGTCGTCACATATCCAGCATTCATGGCCGTCCGGCCAGCACTGCGGGCGCTGATCCTTGCGATTGCGTCTGGTGCTATCGAATCTCTCCTCCCGCTCGTGAGGTCAACCACGTGATCACAGCACTCCTCGTGGCGTTTGCCGTCTACGCTCTTGCCGGTCAGCAGATCACAGAAAACATTAAGGCGTGGTTTTCCACGGCTAAGATGCCGACCATCGACGGCAAGCATGTTGCCGTACTCGCCCTGGTCGTGGCCGCTGCGATCTCGTTCATGCCCGGCCGCTCAAGCACGCCGAAGCCTGACCCGGCACCAGTGCCGCCAGATGCGTTCTCGTTGCGAGGCAAGTTCGTCGGGCCGTCTGCGGCAGAGGATGCAGCGACAATGTCTGCTCTCTGCGGTGAGCTCGCCGACTGCATCGAATACGACGGCTCGCACGACCAGCGTCTGAAAACGGGCGTGGCCTTTGACGACCTGCGTATCGCAGCCCGCGATATGCGGTGCAAGGGTGAGTCGATCGGTGCTCGCCAGCCACAGGTTCGGGATGCCGTGCACAAGTTCTTGGACGACGCTGTGGGCTCGTCTGGCGGTCCTGTGACGCCTGAATCCCGGGCAGCGTGGGTCTCTGCACTCCGTGACCTGTCGAGGGCCGCCGCCGATGTCACGAAGTAATCGCTGGTCTGTCGGTGCCGTTACGTTCGTGATTGCAATGGCGATCCTCGGCGCGCTCGTTGAGCGGGCCACCCGCCGCACTGTAGACGCGATTGACGCCCGGTTCGGCT